CAGCGGCTGGAGCGGGGCGTCGCCGCTCTCTTCAATCACGACCGCGACGCGCATCTCGGCCGCACCGATAAGTTTTCCATCAAAAACAAAAAGCTGATGGTCGAGGGTTTCTTCGGCCCGTCTCCGCTGGCGCAGGAAAAGAAGGCAGATTACGCCGCCGGTGTGCTGGTCGACGTAAGTATCGGCTACGCCATTTATCACATCACCCGCGACCAGGTGGGCGAGTTTCCCAGCGAGGAAGACACGCTGCTGGTGGATGACTGGGAGCCGTTGGAAGTTTCCCTTGTCACGGTTCCGATGGATTGCACGGTCGGAGTTGATCGCGCAGTTGGTCAATTGATTCCGGTTGCGGTTGAAACCGTTCGCCGCAGCGTTGCAACACCCGAAGTTCAACCCGCCGCACCCGCGGCAATTCCCGTAGTTATTGAGGTAAGAACAATGCCCGAAGTGACGCAGCCTGATGCGAATATCCTAGAACTCGCCCGGCGCGACCGCATTATGGCGATCGCGTCCGATAAGGACTTCAGCAAGTACGTCTCGACCGATGAAGCACGGCAGGCCATCGCCGCGAACACTTCCGCCGAGGCGTTCGCCGAGTCCGTCTCCCGTAAGATCATCGCCGCGAACGAAGCGGACAAGGTCGGAACCGCCGGTTCTGCCGTGCTCGCAGATCTAGGCAAAGACGCGAAGCGTTACTCGCTCGCGCGCGCCCACCGTGCCGCCATTCGCGACTACAAGGCAACCGCCTTCGCGCCGGAAGACGACAAGCTGGAGCGCGAAGTCTCTGCGGAAATCTCCAAGCGGCTCGGCAAGACCACGGGCGGACTCTTTATCCCCAACTCGGTCACCCGTACTCAGACCGCCAGCGCCACGGGTTCGGGCCTCACCGCTCTCACCTCGGTTGTCGGCACCTTCACGGAGCCCGAACTGATCGAGATGTACCGCAACCGCGCGCGCGTTCTGGCGCTCGGCGCAACCCGTCTCGGCGGACTGTCGGGCATTATCCGGCTGCCCCGTCAGACCAGCGCAGCCTCGGCCGCATGGCAGTCGGAAACCACCACCTCTTCGGTGAGTAACGTGACAACCGATTACGTCGCCATCACGCCCAAGCGGCTCTCGATGCAGAACGCCTACACGGTGGAACTGCTCGCGGAGAGCTCGGTCGATGTCGAGGGCATGCTGGCTCGCGATCGCGCGAAGGTGCTCAACCTGGCCATCGACCTCGCGTCCATCAACGGCGCAACAGGCGGCGCGAACCCGGTCGGCATGCTGCAGACCAGCGGCCTCGCAACCGTCACGTCCAGCGGCACGGCGCTCACCAGCACCGGCAAGGCGCTCAGCTACCTCGACTATCTCGCGATGGAATCGGTGCTGGCCGCGGCCAATGCCGACTCCGCAAACGCCGGCTTCCTGGTCACGCCAGAAACCCGTGCGCTGGCCAAGGGTACGCCGATGTTCGCAGCGGGCTACGCGATGCCGATCTGGAACTCCAACCAGCGCGATCCTGAAGGTCTGGAGACTGGGCCGCTCGGCTACAAGGCTGGCGTCACCAACCAGTTACCCAAGAACCTCACTTACAGCGCTGTCAACAACCTGCACGCGGCCATCTTCGGCGACTTCTCCAACCTGATCGTCGCCGACTATGGCGCGAGCGAGTTGATCGTAGACCCGTTCACTCAGGCTGCCGGCGGTATCTACGTCGTCACCGAGCGCATGCTGCTCGATGTGGAGATCCGCCACATCACCGCATTCGTCGCCTGCCTCACGGTCGCAGTCGCCTAAACACAAACCCCAACCGAAGAAGAGAACGGACGAGGGGCGTGGGGGAGAAAACAATCTCCGCCACGCCGAAAGTCAAAGAGGGAATTTCAGTTATGGCGCACATCTCAGCAGACCGTTTCTATAGCAGCGGCGGCAGTAAGACGCAGCGGGTCCGGCTGCTGGTTGACCAGGTTATCAAGGGCGTTCCGCTCAGTAAGGGCGACACGGTAGACCTTCCGCTTGCGGAAGCGACCTACAGCAAAGCAATCGAGCGCGTGGAGTTTGTTGCGGTAATCGAGCCGAAGCAGGCCACTCGCTAAAAGTTTCCATCGGCGAGGGCGCCGAGACTGGCTACCGAGGCAGCGGATCACTCATCCGCATAAGGGCCGTCATGCGAACGCGCGGTACTTTCCGTTAGCACGCGGGGACGTAGGCCATCCTTGCAGGCCGGTCGGGTCAATGTCCTCCCTTTGGATAATCGGGGCGGCGCGTCGGGCCATCAACGTGCCGCTCCACCAATTTTCTGCGGGTAGTCACGGAGACGGTCCGGTCTCATAAGCCAGCCTTGCCAGGTTCAATTCCTGGGCCCGCAACCAAGTTCTCGACACGCTCGCGCGCGTGAAAACCACAACCGGCAACTGAGGGATGGAGCAATGGCGAAGGGTATCAATAAGGTTTTTCTGTTGGGCAACGTGGGCAAGACGCCGGAACTGCGCACCACCGGCGGCGGCATGGTGATTGCAACCTTTTCGCTCGCCACCGCCGATCGTAAGAAAGACTCGGCAGGCAACTGGCAGGACTCTACCGAGTGGCATTCCTGTATTGCGTTCGGCCGCACCGCGGAGATTGTCCGCGACTACGCGCCCAAAGGCGCGAAGCTCCACATCGAAGGCAAGCTGCAGACGCAAAGCTGGGACGACAAAAACACCGGCGAAAAGAAGTACCGCACCCAGATCATCGTCAACGACCTCACGTTGCTGGGCTCGCCGACCGGTAGCCGCGCCGTATCTGACGCCACCGGCCACGCCGACGACGATCGCGTGATTATGAATACCGAGTACGCCGCCACCCCCATCACTGACGCAGATATCCCATTTTGAGAGGTGCCGCATGGCTGTGACCGTAACAAAGTTTCTGCCGTCCGACGTGGCCTCGATGTGCCGCACGCTCGGGCCGCTGCTCAAGAACGTGCCGCCCGGCGTCGACCCCGCAAGCCTGCTGTGGGCCATCTGTGGTAATGAGTCCAGCTTTGGAGTCAACTGTACGCCGCGCCACGAGCCAGCCTACGACGCCGGAGGCGCTTATGCGGACTCACTCACCCAAGCTCCGCTGCTGCGTCTCTACGGCCCCGCTGCGGCCTATAGCTACGGTCCCATGCAGGTGATGTTCTGCAATGCGCCGCCGGGAGTCCGGCCCGCCGACTTCAACGACCTCGCTACCGGGATGCGCGCCGGCGTCTTCGCGCTGAATAAACTGCTGGCGCATTTCAGACCGGCCCGCATCGCCGAGGTGGGCTATTGCTACAACGGCGGACACCTCGCCAACCCCAACCCGGCCGCGAAAGACTATGGCACGCGCCTGGCTGCCTGCTACCTGCTTAGGCTCATGCCTGTCGAGGTTGGCGCATCTTCCGCAACCGCGGGTAAGAAGTAATCATGCTCGGTGATAGCGATTTCGTAAGCGGCGTGTTTTTCAAAGATTTCGGCGTGCCCGTGCTGTATGGCACGCAGATGACAGTGGCGCTGCTCGACAATCCATCGTCGAGCGAGCATTTCGGCAGCACCAGGGTCGAGCTCGGCGGCGCGGTAATCAAGATTGGCAGCATCTCGCTCGATCCCATGCCCAAGCCGAAGGACACCATCACCGTCAACGGCCGCGACTACACCGTACAGGAGCGCACCTATCTGGACGACGGCGGCTTTACCGAGTTCAAGCTGAAAGGGCCGCAATGAGCACCAGTATTCGCAGCCAGGCAGTTGCCGCGGTGGTCATCGCGCTCGCCACCGACCCATCGCCCGCCACCGGCGGTACATGGCGCGCGCGCACCGAGCAATTCACCCAGGACGAGTCCCCCGCCTTCAATGTGTGGCCGATCGATGAAAAGTACAGCGAAGACGCCAACGACCGCGACACCCTTGCTGTGACTTTGTCGCTGCGCGTGCAATGCCTGGTGCGCTCGGGTGCGGAGGTGGATCTGGCCGCCGAGCTGCTCGCCGTCTTCGCCCATCAGCAAATCATGGCGGATGAGACGCTGGGCGGGATCGTGCAAGATGCGCGGCTCACCGGATCTAAGTGGACTATCGCCGAAGGTGGGCAGGATGTGGTCGCGCTCGACCTCGATTTCGATGTGATGTATCAGATTAGCCGCGCTGATCCCACCGTCAACCAGTTTTATCAATCCTCGTAACAGGGGTCGCCAATGAAGTTTCTGGTACTGCTGTTCGCCATGTGGCCGTTTCATCATAAAGCCGCGCCGCCCGCCGCGCCCGCGCCGGTTGCTGCGCCCGCGTTGGGGGTGATGACGCCGCGCGGATTGGTTCACTTCCCCGACAGCCTCTGCCCGCACTCCGACGATGGGTACTTCTTTCTCGGACCGGACGGCATGATCGGCCTGGCACAAGAATCGTGCGACGCCGCATTTACCGACTGGCGGGGCACTGTAGCGAAGCAGGCGCCGCTGCCTTTGATCTAGAGGACTCACAATGGCAAACCAGTTCGACACAAGAAATCTCCTGTTCCCGACCGTTGAAGCCGCCGTCGTGTTCTACGCGAACCAAGCGCAAAGAATACAGGACGATCCCGCAATGGCAGAAGCATTTCAGGCTTCCTGCGAAACGGCGGAAATACTGCTGCGCCTTCACAAAACTGTGCAAGGGCGTCCGCGACATGCCGAGATCGAATGGTCCCAGCCGGCACACTCGTAATCAACGGAAACCGGTGAAGTTTGCCGGGTTTTTCTATTCTCCCGCATAACAACAGTAACGCTACACGCGAACCTGATTCGCACCACGGAGATTACGCCCATGCCGGTTGTCGCTCATAAAATTCAAGGTTTCAAGTCGCAGTTCAGCTTTACGCCGCTCGGCGGCGCGTCCACTCAGGCTAAGGCTCTGGCCGAGTGGTCGCTCGATATCAAGGGCGAGGCGCTGGACGGATCGGACCACGACTCCGCCGGGTGGAAAGACTACCTCACCGGCATGCTGGATTGGGACGGCACGCTGAAACAGGTGTACGTCGAAGGCGACGCATCGCAGGTGGCACTCTTCTCTGCGATCGCCAACCAGACGGTATGCGCCGGCGTGTTCTTTCCGGAGAAGTTGACTGGGCAGATGTCGTACACCGGCCCCTTCACGATCACCGGGTACAAGCATGGGGGCACCACCAACAACGGTGTCCAGACGCTCGATATCACCATCAAGTGCGCCGGGGCATTGACGCAGACGGCCCAGGCGTAAAGAAGTCCTGGCCGGGGGCGCTCTGCGGGATGGGCATTCAAGTCCTGTAAACCGGGCGGCTGCCGCAGACAGAAGCGCGGCTGACCCCGTCGCCTCCCGCTCAGGCACCAACCACAAGGGCGACAGCGCAACAAGCTGTCGTCCTTTGTTTTTGAAATTCAGGAGTCGCAATCATGGCCGTGCAGCTTCGCACCACTCCGGTAACTCTCTCGCTCGGCGAGCGGACGTTCACCCTGCGTTTCAACCTCAACGCCGCATTGCTCATCCGCGAGGCGGGCAAGGATGGCGCGGACGTGTGGGAGCAGATCGGCGAGAAGCCCGTACCGAAGGGTGCGCCCAAAGGTACGGAGCCAGAGAAGCTGTTTCGCGTCGACTACGAGAAACTCCGCGTGTATTTATGGGCGATGCTGCAGGACGGCGCGAACAAGCGCGGCGAAGAGTTGACGATTGAAGCAGTCGGCGAACTGATCGAGCAGCGAGATGACGTGATGCGCGCAGCCGCCGCCGTGGCTGAGGAAATTGCCCGCTGGTATGGCGTGCCGCTGGGAAAAACCCCGACTCCGCGCGCAAGCTAAAGCGGCGGAGTCGTAAACCGAAGCTGTGGACGTGGGAAGAAGCCTACCGGCTGTGCTGCGGTCAGATCGGCATGACTGCGGCGGCATTCTATGACCTTACGTATGCCGAGCTCGCCTTGACTATCGAGGGGTACACGGAACGCATGAAGCAATCGAAGCGCGACCTGGCCTGGGTGGTGAGTTATCTGCTGCAACCGCACTTAAAGGAAGGCGCAACCATCACGCCCGCGCAACTGCTGGGCGAGAAAGAGCCGCGCGGACGTAAACGCAAAGCTGATGAGCCCGAATGGATGACGCCGGATGATGCCGCGCGCGAACTGGCGAAGATGCAGCCCGCAGAACCACAAGCTATCGAGGTGAAGAATGGCTAACCCGTCTCTGGTATTTATCGTCGGCGCGAAGGATGAAACGGGCGCCGTGCTCGCCGGCGTCACCGCGCACATGGATAAGATGAAGGCGCAGGCGAAGGAAACCGGCAACGCCTTCGAGGGTATGGGGTCGACCCTACGCAACGCGCTGGGCGCTGTGGGTATCGGGTTCTCGATGGGGGCTGTCGTCTCGCAGGTAAAGGAGATGATCAACACTAGCGTCGAATTAGGGATGGAGATCGGTCACCTCTCCGAAAAGACTGGAATCAGCACCGAAACCCTGAGCGGACTCAAATACGTAAGCGATATGACCGGGGTTTCGTTTGAGTCGTTGCAGCGTGCCAGCAAGAAACTCTCCACGGAGATGCTGGGCGTGGAAGAGAATTCAAAGCCTTCAATTGCGACGTTTGCCCGACTCGGTATCGCGCAGGACGAGGTTCGCCAGCACTCCAATGACCTGTATGGGATGCTGGAGATCATCGCCAATAAGTTTCAAGTGTTGCCGGACGGTCCACAGAAGGCCGCGATTGCTGTGCAGTTGTTCGGTAAAACCGGCATGGACTTGATCCCGATTTTAGACCAGGGCAGCGCCGGCCTTGCGAAGATGAAGGCGGAGGCTGAATCACTCGGGTTGGTACTTGACTCGGCGGGAATAGCAAAACTACAGGAGATGCACCGCGCCGGCGTTGAACTCGATGGAGCGATGCAGGGCCTTGCGATCTCGCTCACCAATAGCCTTGGCCCGTCGCTGATTGGGGCCGCCACCCTTATCGAGAAGCTGATTGAGAAGGCGCGCCAGTTGAAAGGGCTCGGTGGAGACTCAAACACGTCGGGCTATGTGGGCTTTATTCCCCAAAGCACCTACGGGCTTACCGGGAAGGATCTCAATGCGGCCGGAGGAAAGGCCACCGACGCCGCCGGTTCCGCCCAGGCTTCCCTTACCGAGTTGAACGCCCGGCACGACAAAGGGCTAGTCTCGCTGAAGGACTATCAAACGAAGAAGCTTGCGCTGGAACGGGAATACTATGCGCAGTCTCAGGCGGCGGCGGCGGCAGCCTTCCTTATTCAGCAGGATCGCGCCGCACTCTTGAAAGCCGACAGCGCCAACCTGCAAAAGCTGCACCCGATTACCAGCGGATATGGTGCGGGCGGCGACATTCTGGTAAAAAACGCTCAAGACATCAACACCGCGACCGGCCTGATGCACAAGTACGGCGAAGCCATGAAAGACGCTTCGGAGAAGGCCGCAGAGTTAGACAAAAAGCCCGGCAAAGGCCTGATCCTTCAAGATCCAGGCGCCGCCGAAGCAGCGCGAAAGGCCGCCGAAGCCAAACTGAAGGCGGACGAGGCTGCGCTGAATCAACTCAAGATTAGCGGCGATATGACAGCAAAGGCCGAGTATGAATTTTGGGCCAAGCGTATCGACGCATTCAAGAAAGGTTCCGATCAGTACGATGCGATCCTGCAAAAACAGGCGAGCCTTGCCGCGGCTGGGGCGCGGACGGCGCACAGCGAGATTGAGAAGTTTAAGAAAAATGAATTGGAGGAAGATAAACCCGAGCCGATTGACCGGACTATGCCGTCGATGGCCGATTGGGTCACAAAGCAGCAGTTAGACGCGCTGAATAAAAAGCGGGATTTCCAAAAGCGCGATGCGTCGACATCGGAGGACTCGATCACGCAGCGGGAAGTAACTGGCGCCATCAATCCGCGTACAGCCGATGCGGATATGCAGGCGCAGCATCAACAGGAGATCGTGCAACTCCAGGCGCTCGCGGCGGAATATCTCAAACTTGGGCCTGCTGGCTTTGATGCATACGCGGAAATTCAACACGAGATTACGAGCACGATGGAAGAGACACAGAAGCAGGCTAGGCTCGTAAGTCAGGAGATGCAGTCGCTCGCGCATTCGGCGATCGACCCGCTAATTGAAGGCACGGGCACGCTTGGTAAGCGGTGGCTGGAGGTGGGGCAGAACATCCGCAAGGCGCTAGAACAGGCGATGGATAAGGAAATTGTCTCGATGATAGTGGGAAGCAACGACATGCCGGGCGGAGGTAAGGGCAAGAGTTCGGCGGGGCAGGGCGGCGCGGCGGCGGGTATTCTCGGGTTAGTCGGCGGACTGTTTCGCGGCAAGGGTGCCGGAGCCGTCAAGGGAGCCATCTCCGGCGGCGGAAACGCGCCGGTGGTCCAGATTATCAACCAATCCTCGCAGCCAGTGGGCGGCACGGCTACCAGCAGCACGGGGAACATCACCGACAGCCTGCGCGGTCCGGTCATCCAGATCATTCTTGAGGACATCGAGCGGGGCGGGACCGTTGGGCAGATATTGGGCGGTGGCCTCGGGCTGATGAGTTGATTCGCGCATCGCGGCGGCGAGTTTAGCGTAGTCGATCACCTTAGATTTAGCCTCGGATTCTGTCTCCCCTGAGGCGGCCCATATCAGCGCGCCAAGCCATCCTACGACCGTCCATCCGAGTAGTAAATTCAGGGCGAACAAGCCGCCCCATGCCTGCACCTTCCGGATACCCGCGACGATCACCGGCAGAAAGTAAAGCAGGAATGCAACCGCTACCAGAACCATTGCCGTTACTGTTGCCGAAGAGTCATCCATAAAGCCCCTCTCAGATTACAAAATCACTGAATAGACGGGATGCACGTCCTGCTCATCCTGGCTATCCACGATCAGGGATTGCCAACCGTTTGTCAAGCCTTATTTGCGAACTATTCGCATACGGGGGCATGATGCGCGCATGGCCAAGCTACTCGACTTCATCCCCGGATACAAACCCAAGCCCAGCCCCATCCACGCCGCACCCGTCTCCAAGATCAAGTTTGCGGACGACATCGAGAAACTGATTGCCGGGTACTCCGCGCCGGAGGCTCTGGTGGTCTGTGAGGTGGTGATTCGCCGGCTGCGGGTGCGCGAGATCGAGGAAGCGCTGCTCGCCGCAACGCCGCCCGAGGGTGCTGCCTAGAGCGACGGTAATCCAGCCTAGAACTTGATTCCCTTGACGCGAATCGTGTTCCACACGCGCTCCCAGATTGTCACCCAACCCTCTTTTATCGCCGTCTCGCAGAGACGCTCGAACGGGAAGATGGCTTTGATGCGCGCCTCGGGAACCAACCAGTAAAAGACGTACGCCTGGCGGTCGGTGATGTACCGGCCCATGATTGCGTCGACGCCACCCGCCTTCTGTAGAAAGAAGACGAAGCCGCGCACGATTTTCTGGCTCGCCAGGACCTTCTCGTCTTTCCGTTTCCCGCTGCGCAGTGTCTTTACGTATTTGCCGCTGTGCGCGGCCTCGGCTATCAGGTTCTTGGCGCGCAACTCGGCGGGGATGATGTTACCCTTTCCGACCATCTGAATCAGCTTGTCGCTGGGCACGGCAATGTGCTCGTGACCGTTGTGCGGGACCTTCTCGCCGCCGGCGTCCTGTAGCGCCAGGTAGTTGCCGCCGTGCTCGTTGGTGGTATCGGCGATCACGGCGGCTTGCAGTGGCAGGGTTCCCTTTTCCGCGCGCCGCAGTCCAATCGACTTGCTAGTCCATGCGTTGCGGATGGTGAACGGGAATGAACTCCCCGGAGAGACTACTTTCTGCACGGAGTGTTGCGCGCTGGCAGCGCACTCGGTGAGTACGCGGGCAACGGCATACGGTAGCTGCGTCTTTTCGAGGTCGGTTAGGGCTTCGACGGCTTTAGTGATGTCCAGGCTCATGCTCATCTGTGGCATGGCGCGATGATGCCGTAAATTGCCCGATTCGCGCGAACGGCCAGATAGTCGCGGCATGGAACTGCGGGATTTAGTCTTCCTCGGGGCGTGTCAATTGCTTGCCGATTCGGTGCGCCGCGACGGGTTCCAGATTGCGGTGCGCGAGATACCCAAAGCGCTCGCCTTGTCGAAAAGTATATGGGACGCCGCTGTCGAGGATAAAAGCCTGTGAGCTATCCCATCCTGCCGTCGCTCTCCCGCGCTCCAGCGTTCAAATCGACCCGCACGGTGGCGAAGGGTGCAACCCTCTCCGACCCGATGGAGTCCGGCTACGTGGCTACGCGGCCGCGCTTCACCCGCCAGCGCCGCACCTTTGGGGTGACGTACGACTTTTTGACTGGCGAAGATGCGCGCGTGCTCGATATGTTCGAGTGCTTTGGCGTGATGGGCGAGGCGGGCGCGTTTTACATGCCCAACCTTCTGCCCAACGGCAGTTTTGAGATTCCCGACCCGATGGGCGGTATCTCCGGGTGGACGCCCGCGGCCGATCCCGGCTGGTCGGTCGCGCTGGGTGCGCCGCCGTCCGATGGCGCCAATGCGGTCGCGTTTGTGATCTCCGCCGCGGCCACCAGCACGGCGCAGACCGGCTCCGTCCTCTCCAATAACAACTTCCCCGCGCTGGCTGGCGATGTCTACCAGGTCAATGCAGACGCTTCATTGGTCAGCACCTACGCCGCAGCCGTTGCGCTCAAGTTCGTGCTGCAGCTTGCGTATGCCGATGGCTCAACCATGACGCTCACGGCCCCGCTGCTCGCGGTTGAATCCTCGGCATACACGGAAGTCACCGCCGCGCTGACGATCCCCGCCAGTGGCACCGGCGCGACCGTATGCGTCGCCACCGCCAGTTTCGTTGCAACGCTGATTACCGGCACCACCGACGCGGGCGTAACTACCTCCGGCTCGCCATCCGCAACCATCCTGCTCGATGCGGTGGGCCTGGCGCTGATTACGCCGCAGCAAGCCTTCGGTCGCATGCCGGGATCGTCGCCGCTGGGCTCGCTGGTGCGCTTTACCAAGACACCCGCGCTGCGCGACGCAGGCTGGGCCGGCGGACAGAAGCGTTACGCCTGCACCTTTGAAATCTCGGAGGTGTAGCGGATGAATCTCGCCGTTCTCTCCCTAGTGGCTGCGCAGGATAAACATAAGCTGGCGTCGACCACGCCGTGGCTGTTGCTGGTGGATTTCAACTGGCAAGGCGAGCATGTGCGCGTGGTGCGCAATACCGACCCGGTTACGTTCGATGCGGGCGACGGCGCGGGGCCGCAGGTGTACTCACCGTGGGCGTTTGAGATTACCGGCGCGCAGACTACCAACGACGGCAGCCTGCCGCAGATCGCGTTGAAAGTCTCAAACATCAACCGCCTGATTGAAGGCGCGCTGATTCAGTATTCCGGCGCGGTGGGCGCAACCGCCAGCCTCTATGTGCTCAACACCGAGCACCCGGCGGGCGAGCCGGATCTCGCCATGCAGACGACCATCATGCGGACCAGCACAACCGCCGCGTGGGTCACCTTCACGCTCTCCGCCATCTCGCCGCTGCGGGCGCTCTTCCCGAAATATCTCTACTACCAGGGCACATGCAACTGGCAATACAAGGGCTTGCAATGCGGGTACGCCGGCGGACTCACGGCCTGCGACCTCACCTTCGACGGCGCGAATGGCTGCATCGCGCACGCGAATCAAGCCCGCTTCGGCGGATATCCAGGCATCGGCAGCAACGGCGCCAGCGTGGCAGGCCAGATTTGATTCTTGACGTGAAACTTTACGCCGACCTGATCGGCAAGCCGTTCTTGGAAGGCGCGCGCGGGCCGGAGGCGTACGACTGCTGGGGATTGCTCCAGGCGGTGCTGCGCCGCATGGGTCACAACCCCACCGACTTTCCCTCGGACCCCGCGCTGCTGTTGCAGGCTGTCTCCGACGAATGGCAGCCGCTCGACCGCGAGCCCATCGAGCCGGGCGACGGAATCTTGCTGCGTTCCACCATTGCCCGTTATGTGTGGCATGTGGGCGTAGTGGTTTCGCCGGGCCGCTACCTCCATGCGCGCGAGTCCGTTGGGGCTTGCGTGGAACGGTTCGATACCCCGGCAGTACGCCGCCGCACCGCTGGTTTCTATCGCTATCGAGGGCTTCCAGTTTGATTCGCTTAGTCGCCATTGCCAACCCGTTTCAACCGATCCTTTCGCGGACGGTGTACGAGTTGTCGCACGTCGACGGCACCATGCTGGCGGACGTGCTGCGCGATGCGGAGATTGACCCCAACCGCCATACCTGCATCATCGACGGCTACGCCGTTCCGCCGGAGATACTCGCCGGCTACCCGGTGCGCGACGGTGTCGAAATTATCGCTATCCCAACCGTCGCTGGGCATGGCTGGGAGAAGATGACTGCCGAGCTCGCCGTGATGGCTGCGGTGGTGGTGGTGACCGGCGGACTCGCCGCGGGTCCGATGGCTGGACTCGGCGCGGGCGCGATGGGCTCTATGTTCGCATCGATCGGGCTGGGCGGGCTGAGTTCCGCAACCGTCGGACTGATCGGCGCGGGCATCGCATTGGGCGGCAACATGCTCGTGAATGCCTTCCTCGGCAACGTGGGCGGCAGCGGCAACAACTCCGCAAGCTGGGACCCCACCGGGCCAAAGACCGTCGCCTCGGGCAGCACGCCGATCCCGAAGGGTTACGGCACCGTGATGAGCGGCGGAAACATTATCGCCAGCTATCCGACGGCCGAAGGCGAAGACAATTATCTCAACGTCGAGGTGAGCCACGGCTGGGGGCCGGCGCGGTCGCTCGCCGATCTGCGCATCAATAAAAACTCAATCCAGAATTTCATCGGCGTCACCTACCAGGTGCGCTACGGCTCGAACGCGCAGACACCGATCCCCTACTTCTCAAACATCGTCAACGGCTACCCCCAGGCGACACGCTGTATTGCGGTGGGCGCGGGCGGCTCGCCGGTGGTCATCAACGGAACCGGAACCGCAACGCAGGGGCTGGAAGTTGTGATCCAGTTTCCAGACGGCGTCTTTTACTCGACCAATAACGGCAACACGATACCGCTGCGGGTTGCGTACCTGATCGAATACTCGGTGCATGGCTCGGGCACCTGGCAGCAGCCGTACATCCCCGACGCCACCCAGGACATCATCACGCGGGACATCCACGGCGTTATCACCTACGCGCCGACGTGGGTGGTCATCCCCAGCAATACGCACTACTCTTCGGGCGTCGTCTATCAGTGGGATAGCGGCTCGCATACGCCCGGCGACATCTGGACCGGCACGCAGACGCTTACCATCGTCCGTCCGGACGGCTCGACTTTTACCACCTCGGTCGCGCTTGCCGGTGAGTGGCAGCCGTGCGACACCAACCTAAACCAGCAGGGCGTGATGAGTTGGCGGCAGGGCTACGTGATTTTTTCCGGAGCGAATCAAGGCGCGCTCTACCACCAGACCGCCATCTACAATCTGACGCCCGCGCAGTACGACGTGCGTGTGACCAAGTACGGCTCCGCCATCTCGCCCGACGCGATCCAGCAGGTTGAGGGCAATAACAACCGCACCGGCGACCAGGTGTGGGTGCATTCCATCAACGAAATCCAGTATCAGGATCTCGCCTATCCGAATATGATTCTGGCCGGCGTGCGCGCGCTGGCCACCGACCAACTCTCCGGCGCCAGCATCAACCTCACGGCGCTGGTTACGTTCGGCATCAACGCCACACTGCCCGCGGCGCTCGCCGGATTCGGCGAAGATAACCCGGCGGTGGTGGCCTACGACATGCTCGTCAATCCGCTGTATGGCGGCAACGTCTCCGCCGCCAACATCGATGTTCCGGCGTTCGCGGAGTGGGCAGCGTACTGCGACCAGACGGTCTCCGATGGATTCGGCGGGACGATCAAGCGCTCCGTCTTCAACGGCATCTTCGACCAGCCGGGCACGAATCTCTGGAAAGCGCTGCAGAAGGTCGCCATCCTCGGCTATGCGTCGATGGTGCAGATCGGGCAATACTACACCGTCAACATCGATCAATTGGTGACCGTTCCGGCGCAGGTATTTACCGTCGGCAACGTTATCCGCGACAGCATCAAGGACACCTGGATTGCGCTGGACGATCGCGCCAACCGCATCGAGGTAACCTTCGCCGACGCCGCCCGCGACTACCGCACGGACGAGCCATGCGCCGTGATGCTGGCGGCCAACATCAACACCGGCGCGGAGATCAAGCCCACCCGCGTGCAACTGCTCGGCTGCACCAACCGCGCGCAGGCGTGGCACTGGGCATACCGCAAGCTGATGTCGACTTCGCTGTGTCTGCTGCAGCGCAGCTTCGATGTGGGTATTGAGGCGGTGGCGTGCCAGGTTGGCTCCGTGATCGGCATTCAGGACGACGTCACCCAGTGGGCCTACGGCGGCCGGATTCAGGCAGGCAGCACGGCGAGCAGTTTGATAGTCGATCGCGACGACCTGCCGTGGGCCTCGGGCGTGGGTTGGACCGCGACCGTCGTCCATCCGGTCGTGCAGCGCGGAACTGGGACAGTATCAAGCATAACCGGCAACGTCGTAACCTTCGCCGCGCCCATCCCCACCGCGCGCGTCGTCAACTTTACCGGGCCAACCGGGACGAATTACATCATCGAAGGTGTAGGAACCTCAACTGCAACGGTGCAGAGTGTCACCGGCTTATCGGGCGGGCAGGCGGTCACCTTCTACGATCAGGACGTCGTCGACACCCAGCCCATCTCCGCGCGGGTGGGCGGAGTACTGACCCCCTATGCTCCATTCCTTCAGGCGCCCAGCGCCGACTCGCCGTGGGTGTACGGACAGTCCGCCGGAGCGTTCCCCGCGCAACTCTTCACTGTCACCAACATTCGCCGCAAGGGTGATCTGCAGATGACCATCGACACGCTGGTCTACGAGCCCGCCATCTACTCGGACGACACGCCGCTGATCACCCAAACGCTCTCCGTGCCGGATGCCAACGCGGCCGTTACCAGCCTCACCGCAGTCGAGAATTACACCATGGCGAACTCTGCCAACGGCGGCCAGGCGTCGGTGATCAATGTCGGATGGCAGAACGGGCCAAACACCGCGCGCACGGAACTCTGGATCGCGCAGAGCATGCCCGCCATCCCGCAATCGCCCGAGCGGCTGTATGAGACGGTATCGAAGGGCACCAGCGCACAGCTATCCTTCGCCACCGGAACCATCCTCCAGATTCGCGCCGTCGGCGTCGACGCGCAGGGCAACCCGGCGCCATTCGCAACCGCGCCGGTAGTCACGATTACGGTGCAGGGCTCGGGCTCTGCACCGGGGGATGTGCCGCTGTTCGCAGGCGCGTTTGTCTCGAGCGTTACTGTTCTGACTTGGGGCGCGGCAACCTCGGCGGCAAACTACGAAGTCCGCTACAACTCCGACCCGGCGAATACCAACTGGAATACTGCCGGGCTGCTGTGGAGCGGCAGCGCGCTTACTTGGGCGGATGCGCAGGTGCGGCTCGGCTGCTATCTCATCAAGTCGATATCGAGCACGACGGTTGAATGTGTCAGCGCCGCCTCGTGGAACTACCTGCAGAATCCCGTGCGTGTCAACACAATCGGCCTGATGCCAGGGCAGGGTCCGTTTGTCGCGCTCACAACGAACACCTACGACAGCGGAACCAGCCTGTCGACGCTGGTCTTTACGGTGGTGCCGCAGTCGCCGCTATTGACGGATGGAACGCCGGTCGCGTTGCCTGCCTCGTCTGTCTCGTGGACAGGCACACTGGCACCTACGACGGTGTATTACATCTATCTCTACCTGCAGCCGGGCACGTTTCTGCTGGCGGCATCGACCGGCGGATCTCCCACTCCGGACACGGCGGCCAGTACGCCGGATCTCAACTTCTGCTCGGCGAACGGAAACTATCTCGCATTTACCGCCGCAATCACCACGGCCGGGCCTGTCAGCGGGGGTAGCTCGACGGGGGCAGCGTTCGACGTTACAACGACGATGGTCACCGACTTCTTTGGTGATCCGGCGTATGAGGATATCGACATCACCGTCATTACCGGCGGCACCGGGTACACCAGCGGCACCGCCTCGCTTACGGGCACCGTGGCACCGCATCAGACCTCCACCAGCACTCGCCGCATGGTCAGCTATACCGCAGTCGGCGGCGTGGTTACGGCGGTCTCGGGGTGGGATTCGAGCCTGATCTGGCTGGCGCCGCCCTCACTTGTCATCTAAAAATTGCCCGATCCTGGCGCTGTGCAGCATAACCGAAGTATGAAACTCATCCGCCTCCGCATCCTTGCGCTCTACCTCGCCGCCGTCCTGGCTGGCGGCCTCGCCGAAGTAGCCGCAGCGCAGACCACGTCCATCACCGCATCGAGTGGCGGCATCCGCATGGGGGGAGTAACGCTTGCGACCGGCTCGGCGGTGCTGGTCCCGGTCGATGCCTACGGGCATCCGATCGCAGTCGAGATCTCCGGCGGCGGGCTGAATATCCCCGGCTCAGTACAGAAGCCGGTGGGCTACTCCTGCACTATCACGGCGGGCGCGCTGGGAACCTGCAATGTGCCGGATGAGATTACCGCGCAGCCCAGCGGCTTCCACTACAACATCACTATTTCGGACACCACCACCTTCGGCCATCCGACCAGCGGAATGTCTTTTCTGTTGCCGAGCGTGGGCGGCATCACGGGCGGCAGTTTCGCGCTGGATCTCTACGTTCCCACGGCATCCGTGCCCACGACCGCAGCCCTCACATTCACCAGCGGCTCCGGCACCCCGGTCGGTGCATGTACGGCCCCAGCACTCTACACCAACACGGTGTCTAGCACTCTTTATCAATGCGTCGCGGGCGCATGGGTGCAGATCATCGGTGCCGGCGGCGCGGTCAATAGTTTGACTACCACCGGAAGCGGCGCGGCAACACTGGCGGCCGGAGTGCTGAATATTCCGGTCGGCGGCAACCAGTTCTCTGTGATGAACTACGCTGGAAACTCCGGCGGAACGATTGATAACTCCGCCGCGGTGACAGCCGCCTGCGCGGCCAATGGTCAAGTGTTCTTTCCGGTTGGCACTTACAACTTCACTAGCAACTACACTGTGCCGTGCCCCAGCACCTACCAGATTGGTGCGGCGCTGAAAGCACCCAACGCGGTGACTGTGACGCTGGGTGCTCAGCCTTCTGCACTGCCATCTCAGCAGATATTTGTGTGGGCCGGAACTGGCAAGTTTGTCGGACTCTCCGGGACAATCCCGGTTGAGTGGTTTGGGGTGAAGAGCTACCAGACGCTTGCAGCAGCAGCAGCAGCAGCAGACGATACTGCGGGATTTGCGGCGACATTGACAGCAGTAGCAATGCGTGGCAATGCCCTGCTACAGTGTGCCGTCTACAATGCATCTTCTACGATTCTGGTTAGTACGTCGTCAACTGGAATTCACGGATCTTGCCCAGGGATAATCGGAGCACCTTTCCCTGCAACTGGTATCCCATCCACCATCATTTCTACCAGCCCAAGTGCGGATATTATTGACTTGATAGGAACCTCATTGGCCTGGTTGGATTGGAACATATTTGATAACTTCACTGTGCAAAGAACATCAGGCCCAACCGGAACGGCGGCAGGCATAAATGTATTATATGCTGGCGGCTTTGTGTTGAATAGGATAGTTTCTGCCGATAGCATTTGTGACTTTGGATTCAATTCCGCAGCCGGATATACGGGTGAAGTTTCCTTCAATGCGGCTGTGTTCGGCCAGGTTTTTGCCTATACAGCAGACACTACCGGATGGTGCGTAACTGGCAACACTCCCAGCCTATATTTTGTGAACGATCAAACTGCTAACACAAATTCTCTGCATAGTGGCGTGGCACGCGGAATTTTGATTGAAGGCTCAAATATCCGTGATCAAATTTGGACGAACTACACTGATGCTGGGATGGACTTCCCCATCACCATCCACAACACTGGCACTGACAAGGATGATGATATCCATTTTATAAATGCGATTTTGGATGGATTTGATGGTACTGGCGTGACCATTGAAAACATCTTCCCTGCGGCTGGTGGTGGTGGAGGCATCACTTTTGTTGACGGATACATGTCTGGTGGTGGTGATGGTGCCAAGGATTTTGACATCAAAAGCAGTTCTGGAATTATCATTGGGCCGATGCAGATTGAGGGATCAGGTAACCCTGTGCTCACTGTAGATAACAGTTTGGGTGGGGTCAGCTCAGAAATCAACATTCATGATTTGTATGTCTCCCTAAGCACCGGAAGCACCAACGTCAATCCTTTCCTTATAAGCAACACAAAAAACAGTACCTTCCACGACAATATTTTTGACACAGGTGGCTCGACCGCAGCCATTACTATAACCAATGGTCATGGGCTTGCAGTTCACGGCAACTCCATATCAAATGCTGGGGCGGGAATAAAGGTTGACGGAACGAGCGGTCACAACTCAGTCACAGGGAACACTTGTGACGCTGTCACTGTTACAGGCGCTTGCCTAGCAGACCTAAGCTCAACAGATGTATGGATTGATCCTGCAACCGGAAATGCTCAATTCCCAGGAACCATCAGCAGTGGCACCGGAATATCCGGCCTCCCAGCCGCAATCTGGAAAGTGTGCGGTGACATATCCGGCGGAAGCGGTTGCGTTCCAACATCCTCAACAGTTGCTTACGATTCCAGCGGTAACGGGCTAAATGGCACATGGAATGGGACGCAAAGCGGTACAACCAACTGGTACTCCGCGAGCACGCCAGAAGTGTATGCCGGAACGTTCGATGGTAGCACTGACTACATCCAGACTGGATACACACCGAGTGGGCTTACAAACTTCACCTTGTCTGCGTGGATTTATGTCCCGGCGTGGGGCACAGAGTTCGCGGTGTCAAGTAGAACTACCGCTGCGAACGGAATAATGCTCTTTATGAACGGCGGCTCTGGAACAAACATGTTTGTCTACGGTGGATTTTCTGATGGCAGCGGTAATTCCACGCTGGCCAATGCAACAACTACCATAGGCGCGTGGCATTGTGTAGCTGAGACGCACGTCGCCGGGGCCACTAACGTTACCTTATACATTGATGGGGTCTCATCAGGAGTGCCAACGTCAGGATCAACAGCAACCAATCCTGGTTCCGGCGGCCCTTTGTATATAGGAAAAGATGGTAACGGTGGCAACTATTGGAATGGCATGATCAATGATGTGCGCGTCTATCCCAGCGTGCTCCCGTCAGGCGCAATACCCGGCTGTATTTAGGAGTTCCCTATGATCCGAATCGTCCGTCTCACAATGCTCGCCGCACTGGCCACCGCGCTGGTCTATTCCGCCCACGCGCAGAACACGCCTGCTCCCGTAGTTCCGCCCGTCCCCGCGCCAGTGTGGGTGACAATCTCGCCCGAAAGTGCAACCGTTTCGGTTACGCTGCCGGCTGGCGCCACCTATCGCTTCGGCGATGCGGTGAATAATCTGTGGAGCGCGCCGATCACAGTGCAGGTCGCGACCACGTTCAGCCCGGTATTCTTTCCCTCCGGAGTGTTTCCCTTCAGCGATCCGGACCCGAACACCGCGAAAGAACTGGATGTGCTCGAGACCGCCGACGCGCAGGGTGTCACTATCACGGACCTGTCGACCTCGCCCGTCGCGGTGACTACGCAGATCGTTCCCGCGCTGGCAGCGCCTCCGCCCGCGCATACCGTCACGTTTACTAACTTCCAGAACACTGCCGTCGGGCAAACCGCGCTACTCTTCGCGTTCGCCAATCTCCCCGATCAAAGCGGAGCGGGCGCGAGCGTATGGGAAGGCACGCAGATGGATATCGCCATCGATGGCGTCACCTGGACCTGCAGCTACGGCCAGAACTACACCGACCAGGTCTACACGCTGAATTGCAACCCGCCCACGCCATGAGGCTGCTCGACACACTCAAAGCGCTCGCGCTCGCAACGGTTCCGGTGGTGGGAGCGTTCGCCATGTGGACGCTGTGGCCGGTGCATGGCGCCATCCTCGGCGCGCGGGCGCAAGGGTACACGCTGGCGGTAAAGGCCGGTGCAGTGCTCGGGCACGTCGACAATGCGGCGCTGGCCGGCGGCAAGCTGATCAACGACTCCCGCGTCACCGTCTCCGAAATGAACCGCGCCGCGCTGGATGAGCGCAAGTATTTCGAGGTGATGCTGCCGCCGCTGCTTAGCCAGGCGCAGGGTATCCTCGCCAACGTGCAAACCGATACGGCGGATCTGCATACGGTATTACTGGCAGGCGCAGGGACGGCCAACGCCGCCTCCGCAGCCATTCAGACGGCTAACTCATCCATCCCGCGCACGCAGCCGCTGGTGGACGCCGCTACGCTCGCCATCGGGCATGCGGATGCAACCACCGTGCGGGTGAATGCCTTCCTCGATGCACCGCTGCTCACAGATACCGGCAAGCACACCGCATCGATCGTCGCGCACGCCGACGCCATCACCGGAGATGCGCAGTTCGAGGCGGACAGGTTCACCCACCCGCCGCCGCAACGCTGGTACCAAAAGGTGTGGCACATAAGTGTGCAGGTGGGCACGCTGGTCTACGACTTCATCCGGTAGGTGCTTCGCACTGTTCTCCACGCTTCGCGTAAAAACTTCCCTGTAAATTGCCGCCTTTACGCGCTCTGCCGCATAACTAAGGCATGAAAGCCGCCATCGCCCACAACTTCAACGCATACTTCCTCGCATTGCTTGGGGTGTTGTGTGTCCAGTATGGGTTCCACTCCGGAAATGTAGCCCTGGGCACGCTAGGAAACGCGGCCTGGGCGGCGGCGCTATACGCCTTCAAGAGTAGCCCTCCACCTCCAGATTACCCGGCGCAGGTGCCGGACCCAAAATAAAGGAGTACCACCCTATGTTCAAATCCGTCGGCCACTTTTTCGCTGTTGTTTACAAGAACGTTCTCTCTACACTGCCCGCGATCGCAGCGAGTAAGGGCGTCGTTGAGGCCGTTACCGCAAAGGTTCCCGTATATGGTCCGCTGGCGGTTTCGGTGGAGGATGCCGGGTACGCATTGCTCGGCGAACTCTCCGCCGTGTTGAATGCTGGCGGAGCGGCTGCCGCGGCGAAGTTGAACGACGCCGGGCTCGATATCAAAGTGATCCAGACCGTGCAGGATCTGGTTGCCAACGTGCCGCAGTTCGCCGCGCTGGCGAAGACTCTCTAACCCCGAAGTCCTTAGACGTTGCTCGAAACGTCCGGAGGCGGTGAGAAGCCGTCCACCAATCTTGTTAGGAGTGCCGCATAAACTCCAGGGCCGTGCGATTCGGCCCGAACTTTTTATCGAGGTGTTGTCCAAGTGAACTTTGCGCTGTGGGGCCCGACGATTGTCTCGGTAGTTGTGATGATCTTTACTGCCGGACTACTGGTCGGCGCTCTCCGAAATGAAACCAAGCGCAACGATGGGCAAGACGGCCGCCTGGACGGGCACGACGAAAAGATTGAACTTGCTGCGCTATCGATTGCCCGCCTGGAAGCATGGCGCGATGGCTACAACGCCGCGGTGTCGCGTCATCCCGAACTAAAGCCCGAACAGTAGTCCTCGAGGTAAGCGCACGATGCCAACCCCTCCGCTCGCTGCATCGAAGATTCAAGCGGTCCGCGACCTGCTCGCGAAGAAACCCTGTCCGACCAGGAGCGAAATCAGTCGGCTTACTGGAGTGTCCGCCGGCTCCATCCATGGAATCTACACGGGCGCGATGAAAGAACCTGCCCCGGCTGTCATTCCCGCCGCCGTCGCCGAGCCGATCGCCTTCGATGCCGTCCGCAAAGTGCTGCGCAAGGGCGCCAAGACGGTGCCGGAGATGGCGGACGCGCTCGACTGCTCGCCGCAGCGGGTACGCGACCTATTGGCCGAGATGAACGCCAAGGGCGCCATGCTGTTTGAGGCGGACGGGCGCTGGGACGTGAAAGACAGCATCCTGATCGAGCCGGGCAAGACCGTTCTTCAATCCCTGCCAGGCGTGCGGCGCTTCGGAGTCACTGGCGACAATCATCTATGCAATAAGCACTCGCGGCTGGACGTGTTGAACGCGGCGTACGACCATTTCGAGCGCGAAGGCATCACCGACGTATTCAACACCGGCAACTGGATCGACGGCGAGGCAAGATTCAACAAGACAGAATTGGTCACCGCGCCGGGCATGGACAACCAGCTTGATTACCTGATCGACAAATTCCCGGTCCGCAAGGGCATCACCACGCATTACATCGCCGGCGACGATCACGAGGGCTGGTATCAGCAGCGCGAGGGGATCGAGGTGGGCCGCTACCTGCAGATGAAGGCGGAAGAGGCGGGGCGCACGGATCTCAAATATCTCGGCTACGGCGAGTGCGACGTGAAGCTGGCGGCCGGAACCGGGTCGAGCGTGATGCGCGTCGTCCATCCCGGCGGCGGCTCCAGCTACGCCATCAGCTACACCGACCAGAAGCGCGTGGAGAGCTACCAGGGCGGAGAGAAGCCGCAGATCGAGCTCGCCGGCCATTATCACAAGTTCAACTACGGCTATCCCCGCGAAGTCCACGCCGTGCAGACGGGCTGCACCTGTGATCAAAGTATGTTTATGCGCAAAAAGAAGCTGCAGGCGCATGTGGGCTTTCTGGTGATTGAGGTGACGCAGGATGATCGCGGCGTTGTAACCCGCTTCGGCGTCGAGTGGTTCCCGTTCTACGATCGCGGATTTTACGAAAAGAGGTTCTAGTGCGCCGCCCACGGTCCGACCGCCAGTTGCGGCGATGGTATCGGCTTTACAACCGCAAGTATTTCCGCGGAAAGCTGCCCTCGAGCATCTTTATCGTGTACGAAACGGTCGAGCGCGCCTATGGCGACTGCTGGGTTACGCCGGAAGGTTGGTTTCGTATCCGCGTCAATCCGGATCTTTGTGTCGGCCGGTCCGCGCGGCGCTTTACGCTGATGCACGAGATGGTGCATGTCGACCTGTGGGGCGTGAATGATCGCCACGGGCCAATCTTTGACGCTCAGATGTTACGCCTGGCAGCCGCCGGTGCGATGAAAGGACTATGGTAAAAATGGCCCAGGATCCAGTAAACCACCCAACCCACTACACCGAACATCCAAGCGGCATCGAGTGTATCCAGATCACTGAGCACATGAATTTCTGCATGGGGAATGCGCTCAAATATATCTGGCGGCACTCCCTCAAGAACGGACTCGAGGACCTCAAAAAGGCCCAGTGGTACATAGCGCGCGAGATTGCGAGACTGGAACGCGAAGCCGCGGCTAAACCTCGCCGGCGGTAGTCTCCCGCTCTGCGCGTCCGTCCCGGTCTAACTTCTCCAATAGTGCCATCCTCAAATATGCGGAACGTGCGAGACCTTTGGGCCGGCGAGCCTCATCCATGCGGAGCGCCTCGGCGTCATTCAGCCGTACCGGTACGACTGTAGTCCTGCGTTCTTCCAAGCGCAATCCCTCTTTCGGTCCATAGAAAGAAGGATATGGCCCGCGTTACTCTGTATACGAAAGTATGCGGCCGGGGAAGCAGCGGTCTCCACGTCCTTATGCCCGCTACTGCACGTAAGTTCTAGTAACTAAATGGTAATGTATACGAATGTAGTTGAAAAGTTGACATAGTTCGTGTATCTCTTGCGGGGAAGGTAACCCCCAGAGGTAACCATTATGCCAACATTGTTTCACTTCCTGCCCAGTCTCCCGCCTATCATGGCGGCAAACCATAGAACAGATTTGAACCAGCACACCGTCGGGCATCTCGATTGCCCCGCGTGTTATGCGGCTGGACGGGCCATAATGATCGCAGAGTTGGATATTTCACACTTGAATTTTGAAGATGCATGTACCGCGTGGCTGGCATGGCGCGAGTCCTACCGCAGTAAAGGCACCGTCGCAAACTACCGCGCGCACGTCTCTGCGCTGAAAGTCTTCTTCGCCAGGCTCCCGCTGGCGGAGATCCAATCCGGGCACATCCGCAGCTACCAGCAACAGCGCCTGGTGAACGAGGGCGCGCAGTGGGCGTGTCGCTCCGGCGCCAGCTACATCAACCACGAATGCAACACGCTCAAGCAGATGATGGTAGTCGCCGGGGAGTGGAAGCGCATCGAGCGGTACTATCAACCGCTGATGCTGCCCAAGAATATTGTCCAGCGGGTGATGACCGAGAAGGAATCCGCGGCGATGCTGGAGGCGGCGGCGAAGGACGACCGCTGCTATCTCGCGTACCTGGTTGCGGTCATCTCGCAGAACACTACCGCGACCGGCGCGGAGTTGCGCTCGCTGCAGCTTCGTCACGTCACGATGGACGGCCCCGAGCCGATGATCGAGATTCCGCACGAGATGGTGAAGAACGCCTTCCGCGCGCGCCGCATCCCGCTCAACGCGGAGGCGTTCAAGATGTTTCGCCGGGTGCTGGAGCGCGCGCAATTCCTCGGATCGAGCCAGCCCACCGACTACATCTTCCCGCTGCGCGTCAAGACCGGCCTCTACGATCCCACGCGGCCGGCGTCCGCTTCCTGGCTGCGCAAGCAGTGGGAGGCGCTGCGCGAAGTCTCCGATCTGCCCTGGGTGCGGCCCCACGATATGCGCCACCAGGCCATCACCCGCATGCTCGAACACAATATCTCTGAAGATGCGGTGCGCTCGGTCGCTGGCCATGTCTCGCAGGACATCCTCCGACGCTACTCGCATCAGCGCTACGCGGCCAAGCGGATCGCAGTGGATATCCTCGGCACGCCGACACCGCAGCCACGCCGCACGCTGGTCTACCGCGATTCATCGCGCGATCGTATGATGCGGAATATTCGCTAGAAAATCGCGCCATAAGCTCGATAGCGCACAATGCGGCGCGCCGTTCGCGGAGTATGAATGTATTGGTAGTATTTCAGCGGAGTGTACTATCTTGATTCCCTTAGATGAGCCGCATGGCGAAAAAGTTGTAGTTAGCGAAAATAGTTCTTGACATCGGGAAAGCATCCTTTATACTTGGGTTGCTTTTGTAACTGATGTTTGCCCGAATTGAACCCCGGCCTCCCCGCAGTAGAAGTAAACCAGCCCCCCGTTTCCCGCTTCTCCGGACCATTGGACCAACCAGGGCATTACGTGATCCATGTGTGCGGAGTTTCGCCGAGTAGCAGGACTAGAGCATCAGCCTGCAAAACGCGAGCATTAGCTTCCCAAGCTGAATGTCGCCGGTTCGATCCCGGTCTCCCGCTCCAGAATCTCACTCTTCGTTTTAGCA